CGCTCTTGAAATCGTCCGGGACCTTCGCCATCGGCACAAGACCCTTCACAGAGTGGGAGTCGTAGTTTGACAGCGTTCCGGCGGCAGGAGCAGCGTACTGAGCAGGCAGTGTTTCGTTCGGATTTGGTTCATGAACAAAAAGGAAAGTGCCAGCGTTCGTCGCCGAAGGGATCGACGACTTAAACACAAAGCGCATTTTCTTGATCTTGTACTTATCGAACAACGACATAAGTCGGCCGAGACGGACGTTTGGGATCATAACCGAAGGTCTGATCTGTGTGCTATAAACGAGCGTACCAGCTACATCTGCCCCCGTCTGAGAAGAAACCGCAGCAGGGCTCAGGACAATCTTCTCCACAAGGTCCCTGCCACGGAAAGTGGCACGGTCCATGCTGAAACGATTCGCCTCCAAGTATCCTAAGCGCTTGCCTCCTCGATTGGTTGCACGAGCGCCACCCTTGTGAGGCGCGCCCTTCTGATTTACAACAACAGCAACAACAGGCTTCGGCCGAGGGCCTAACCCGCTGATGCGGATGTTTTTGGGTTTTGACATTGCACGTGCCCGTTTGATCTGATCGCTAGATTGGTTCAGATGCGATATGGGGTAAAGAGAGTCAACAAACTTCTTAGCAACTTGCACCGAAGAATTCGCACCCTGTTGAGACCAAGGAAGTATCGCGTCAGTACCGATTAAACGATATCGTTCTAAGTTTTGGAGCAAGGAAGCCGTCGAAACTGCTTCTACACCAAAACGTGCGGGAACACGCACAATCAAGCTACTGCTCACTAAATAAGTAATAACGCCAATCAAGAGGTACCACCAGGTGATCAAGAAGTAGATTTTCATCCACCGCAAGATACCCATATACCTCTCCCAGAACTGGAAATCCCGTTCGAGCTTTGCAACACGTTCGGTTAGACTTGGCTTCTTAGGATAATTAGGGGCTTCTTTCCGCAGGCCGAGGTTCTCGCACAATTGACGACACAAAGGATCAGCCGTTAGATTGGCCAACGCAAATGCTTTTGAGCAAATGTAAGGCTTCTCAGGGGACTCATATCCAAGCATCATCTGTTGAAAATACTCTATGGAGTATGCGAACTGAGGTTTCAAATCCGCCACCACTCTTTTGAGTTGAACAAAAACTTCCGGCACAAAGCAATATTCCAGCATCAAAGAAAAACACTGTTCAGCGAAGTACTGAGTGCGATTCCGATCCTTGAACGAGAGGGCATAACGGTGCTTCTCCCAATTCTTCGGTACTGGTACCATGGTTTGGCCATGTTTGATGAAACCGTGAGAGCAAAAGGTCCGATCTTTCATCAGACCAATTTCAATCTCCTTGCAGGTGAAACCGTAACGCTTCAAATAAACGACAAACTTCTCTTCGTCGATATTAGTCATGCGTTCGAGCGTGTCGTCTCCGATCGAGGCAACTCGATGCCATCGGTCAACATACCCTTTCACCTCCTCTTCACAGTACAACACTTTCAAAATTACTTGCATTCTGGAATTGCCGCTAATAGTTATCAGCGAGCCGGACCTAACGATCCCAGGTTCAACCTGTTCACATATAGTCCCATCCGAGAATATAACATCCGACATCAACAGCGTTTCATAACATTGGTCGAAACCGTGTTTAAACACTGGGTTGGGGTTCAAGCACAACCGCCAACGACAATCTCTGTCAAGGATGAGAAGCCAGGCAGGTACAGAAATGTCCCAGCCTTTCTTATCGATATCTGCAATTCTGGCGGACCCATCGTCAATATTTCGATAAATACGATCGGCACCTCCAGCGAGCCAACTCATGCCGACTTTCGTCGGCGTGAATTCGTAGTTTGCTAGCTCACTGGCAAGCGAAGGCCCAAGGAAAGTTCTGTGCACCATTTGGTATTCAAGTGGTAGTGCCCAAATCAACCTTAGGTTTCCTTGTTGGATTTTCTGGACTTTGTGTGGCTCGTTTTTGATAAACATCCGCGCGACAGGTTTCGGCATTGGCTTTCCAGCCGCAACCGACTCCATTAACACGCAATAACGATCCACAACAGTTGCTCGGAGTTCTGGCTTGTTCTTGATATCTTTATTCAAACCGATACCTTGCCAGACATAGTCATAACCGGGCGAAGCTTGATCAATACATAATTCCAACTGCGACTCTCCAAGAGCGCGCAGTGCCCTGCCTGATGGGATCTTGTCCAAGGACACGAACCACCTAGCTTTAGAATACAGGCCTTCCACAACATCCACAACTTTGCGCTGCACAGGTAATGGCGGCGCCGGGCTGCGATTGAAAGTAGAGGGAATTTGTACAAGGAAAGAAG